CTGTATAACCATTACTAACACAAGCAATTAACTGTATTAATTTTTGTGCATCTGTTGGACTTGCTATTACACTACCACTTCCATCATGTACAGGCACTACGTTATCATTGAATTTTTGAAATCCTTTTATTTTTTTATATCCACCTGATAAAGATGGTTCAAAGTTTTCAAGAATAGTAGCACTACCTACAGCATTTGTACCTTGCTGTAGAGGACTTAAATTAGATATTAAACCACCTTTAAATTCTAGTGGAAATGTTTTCCAATCTGTAGCCATTTATGACACCCTCAATACGTTATTTACTCCACTAGTTTGAACAATCATTGATGATCTTAAATAATCGTATCTATTAATATATAGACTTCTCATATACTTTATACCTTGCTCAAACTTCTGTTGAGATATCTGTGCAGATTGATTATCTCCTCTAAATTGATATGCATAAAACATTGCACCATCTACAATTACATGTTGAAACTCTTTTGGTATTGTAGGCACATCAGAGCTTAATGATAAAGATACAGGATTCTGATAATATTCATAAACTACTTCATATGCCTTATCAGGACATGGATAGAATATAAATTCTTGACTTGGTGTTCGTATTATATTTCTAGGCACAGTTCTAATACTGTTGTTTGTATTATATTCGTGATCTACATGATTATCTAAATACTCTTGATAATCCATTGCTTTTAACTTTTTAGTTTCAACACCTAATCCTTTAGTGAAAGTCAATGCAACATTATCACTCAATGTTTGTTGTGTTGATAGCACTAAATTATTCTGATCTGATAGACTAGAAACAGTAACTGTACCAACAATACCCTGTCCTGTAACTGTCATACCTGCTGTAATTGTTCCTACATTTGTATCTACTACTAATGCAGTTGTACTTGATATAGCTCCATTTACTCTTGCAGTAGATGTAATTCTTTCATTTCTTTTAATCCTAAAACTATCCATGTTAATTAACTTAGCATCTTCAGGATATGAGTATCTAGCAATACCTGCAGAAAGAACTTCTTCCTCTTCTCTATGATTCCACGGCCAACTAAACTCCTCGTGATTAATATGTCTAATTGAAGAATTTACTGCATCTTTTGCTGTCTGATAAAAACCTGTAGCTGTTGTAAAAGTAATTGTAGTTAACTCTACTTCATTTAATCTTCTATTTATTTCATTCACTAATTCTAAAAAATTATAAGCCATATTAGTTTTCCTTAATTCTTAATCTAACAGTTCTTTCAGAAACTAAATTTGCTGGAGTGGAAGTTATCTGACAAGTTAACTTATATGTTTTGTTAACTGTTCCACCCTCTAATCTAATAGTGGCAACTGTATCTGTCTGCGTTTGTAATGTTCCTTTTGAAACTAAACCATCAATTGTTATATCTTGATTAAATGTAGCTGCAGTTTTTACACCATCTGCATCATCTATAAACCAAGCCACACGAGGATTAGTTGATAAAGTTTCTGTTCCTAAAAATCGAGACCAATCTATGCTATAGTCTAATTTTTCATCTGGATCTTTTGGTGGCCATTTGTACGACATGTTATTTCCTTATGCTGCTAATAATGTTTTTGATCTAACATTATGTTGTTTTTCTGGTATTAATACTGTTCTATTTTGTTCTTCAATAAATACTGTATTTCTTATATGATTATCTTTAAAATCTACATAAACAGTTCTTTCTTTTGCATATCCCTCTGCATTTACAATAATAATGATATATTGATTTTGTATAGCAGTTGTTGTTACAAATGATGGTAAAATTAAATTTGCATTTCCAACTACTTGTAGCTGACCTACTGATGCATTTGCAGATACAGAAGATAATGTAAATGTAGCATTACCTGTAATTTGAAATTCACCTACTGCCCCACTTAATAAAATAGATGGCAGTTCTACATTAGCTGATGCTCTTATTGTAATGTCTGGATTAAAAGTTGTTGTAAGTAAGAATGTTACAAAACCAGCATCATGTGTAGATGTTTCAGATATGTCTATATTGGCATCGCCACTAATAGTAGGTGCATTAACAGAAAGATTTGCCTTTAATCCTACACTACCAAATGTGCCATTGTCATATGTTGCAGTATCATACAGAGATGGAGCATTCAATAATCCTACATCAATATTTGCATCACCTGTTATACTAGCAAAAGAACCTAATGTAGTAACAACATGTGTTTCATTATTACCAATAAAAGTTGAAACACTTACAATGGCATTTCCAATAATTGTTGTATTGCCAATTGCTAGACTGTTTAGAAAGCTAGGCACATTTGTTATTGTGACAGTTCCTTGTATTGTTGCATCGCCTAGCGTTGTAGTTAAAGTTTGATCAGGTGCAACAAGAGTAACATTCGTGCTACCAACACCAGCAAAGGTATCTTGACTAAATGTTAATACACCAAAATTCATTTATTATCCTAATGCTAAATCGTCAGCAATCCAATCTGCAGGAGGACTTTGATTATATCCTTTATACATATAAACAACTATCCCCCCACCATAAGGTGACAAATTAGTATAAATGAAGTGATTATCATTTCCTCCTATTTGAGCATTATGAAATTGTGTTGTAGAAGTTCCTGTTCCATAAGTAGTGTCTGAGCCATCTTTAGTCGGAAGAAACCACCATTTAACTTGTTCGGAACTATTATAACTAGATGATTGACTATTTTCTCTCCATCTTAATCTGAGAGTTTGACCTGAAGAAATTGTAACGTCATCGTAGCCATCTCTTACATTTGTATTACCATCTGATCCCATATTACCACCTGAAGCAATTCTAAACTCCGTACTACTATGACCAACTGTAACATGCATCATCCACATGTTTGCTACAGGATGTCCATGCTTAACTGTCCACGGCGTACCATCAGAAGCAGTCCAACTGTTCGTATAAAAAGTACCATCTGATCCATTCAAACTAGACCCAAATTGTATGGTTTCATGGTCAACTTGTGTTCGTGTGTATTGGCTAAAGTAACTTAGCCCCCAATAGCCCCAATTATCCCATATATCAGTACCCCAATCACTCCAATAATAACCTGTTTTATTACCTGTAGAATTAGGATGATATGTAAAATTAAAAGTACCTGTTGATGATTGCATATCTTTAGTAATAGTAACACCGGCTACTGTTCCTGTTGTATGAAATTGTGGATTATATCCTGGTGGTAATGTCCAATTTCCTGTGCTTTCATAATAACGTAAATCTTGCATATTATGCACACCTTGTTTGCCTATAGTAGCATCAGTAAAAGGATCTACTATTCCCCCCTCTTGTAATATATAACCTGAATTGTTTCCTCTTCCTAATGTCATAAAGTCACCTATTAAGTTGCATCATAAAAGTAATCATAATGCAGATGCATATTGATTGAATTTGTTGCACCGGCTTGAGCATTAATACCTTGAATTGTAGCACTTCCTCCATTATATGTTAAATTAAGTGGATTTTCCTTTGATGCTAAAATAAGAGATGATTTTGCTGGTATTGTCATTGCATTTGCTAAATAAAAAGAACTGCTACTTCCTGTTACTGTATAAACAGTTACAGTTGTCGAACTTGAACTATAATTATGACAAGTTAAATTATATATATGATAACCATAATTACTACTTGCATTAAGATAACTAACACTACTTCCTGTAAGTGTATAAACAAGACCATACTTACTTATAATTGTCGAGTCTATTATATTTGCTGGATTTGCCATTATTTCTCCTTATTTAAAATGTTATTGACGATACTGCGATTGATTTAGCTGCAGAAACTCCTGCAGATGATTGTGATGTTCCATCTGCAAATTCAAGTGAAACACCACTCATTAATTTTAATTTTGAGCTATCAATTTCAACTCTACTTGAACCATTACTATCAGTACAAAACTTAATAATACTATTTGCGTGTTGAGCAAACAGTCCAAAATAACCATTCCATGCACCCACAAAGTTTTTTTGAAGAGTTCCATTATTATTATAGTACATATAAAGAGCCGAACCTTTATTGTTCTGACTTCCATCTACAGGATTATTTTCACCAATCGATATAACGTGTCGCCAACCATTTGGGTCAGTTACTACACCTGAAACTCCTACCATAGAATCTGAAGTTGAATCAGTATCAATAACTAAAGCTCTTACGTTATTATTGTCATGGTCATTGTCAGTTCCAACAAAGAAATCCATCTGACCACTACTATTTCTAAGCTCAAGATCATTTCCTGCTAATCTTATTGCCCCTTTGTATGTATCAGCTTGATTTAATTCAATGGTAGGTGAAGAAGATGTTTTTATTTCAAGAATTTCTGTAGGAGAATCTGTGCCAATACCCACATTATTTCCTGTAGTGTTAATACAAGTTTTACCATCAGCTTGCATTTCAATATGATAATGAGAAGCTGTACCTAATCTAAATGTCTGATCTGCTAAAGTTAACACAGAACCTCTAACAGTAGAAGTGCCCGGTTGTTGTAAAAATATTCCTGTTCTTGTACTAGCACCAGAAATTGTTATTGGAGCTTCAGAACCACCATGTACGTGTAAATAATTTGTTGGTGATGTAGTATTTATCCCGATTTCACCATTTGATTCGATTAACATACGAGGATCTGTACTATTACCAACAGTTGATTGACCTGTAACAAATTCTAACTTACCAGATGTTCCTGTACTATCGTCAGTTCTACATCTAATTATACTATAAGCATTGCCATCTAAAGAATTTGAAAACCAAATACCACCCATGCCCCAATCATCATTTGCACCTGCATTGTTAACAAAATACAAACCCGGATCATTATCCTGACCAGAATCTGTTCTTGTAAGCCTAATAGAAGATTTTGTAAAACTACCTCCATTTATATCAAGAGCATAAGCAGGATCTTGTGTTCCAATCCCTACACAGCCCACTTCGTTAATTCTGACTCTCTCAGAACTTCCCTCTACACCTGTATGAAAACAAAGTTGACCACCATTACCATTACTTTCACTTGATCTTACTACAATAGAAGCATCAACTGTAAAAGCTGAACCACTATCATCTGCATTTTCAAATTCTATTTCTGCGTAAGGATAGTCTGCCTGATTAGAACCATTTCCTGTAAATCTAACTATTGGTGTAGCACTAGCAGTAATATGTAATGGTCTGTCCGGGTTAGCTTCTCCAATACCAAGACCTGTTGAGTTTAATCTCATATACTCAACAGAACCATCAGCATTATCAAATGTCTGTGTGCCACCTCTAAAGTTAAGATTAGTATTGGCATCAATTAAAAATGTACCAGAATTATTTGATAAACTTCCTGTAGTTCCAATATTAACAGTACCAGCAAATGTAGCATTCTGTGTTTGATCTATTGTTAATGCAGTTGTCATAGTAGTTGCATTTTGTGTCTTAAATACTAATGTTCCATTATCAGTATCTACCTCTGCACCAACAATCTGTGCTTTAGGATCTATCTGAGAATGTTCTCTAAATGTAATTGTAGGATTATTACCAGAATCAGTAAGTGTTAATCCACCTGCACTAAATATATTTCCTGTAAATGAAGCATAGCCTGTTGTTGAAATATTATAATTATCTGTACCATTAATAGCTAAGTTATTTTGTAAAGAATTATCAAGATAAAAAGCCTTGTCTGCAGGCTGTGATACAAATACTTCCTGACTACCTGTACAGCTTATTTTATCTGTTCTGTTAGTTGCTGAACTTGTTAAAACTGTATCTCTAGATAAAGTATTTCCACTAGAAGTGTAAGTACCTATACCTGTCTCAAAATTGTTGCCATCTACGATAACATAAAAAGTAGTATTACCATCTCCAATACCTGCATTAGCATCTCCAAATGCTAAAAATCCATCTACAGCACCACCAAGAGTAAGTGTTCCTTGCCCTGTGGTGCTAGATGTTTCTTTTATCCTATCTTTAACAACTAATGCCATATTAAGCTACCCTTATTATAGCTGCTGATGAACTTGCAGTA